GTGGATACGAGTAGAAACAATAATGACTCAAAAGGTTCTCAAAAACAGGTGTAATCTCAGCCTTATATTTAAAAACAAAAAATCTTATAAGAAAAAAAAATTAATGGATAACGGATAGTTATCCTTTTTTTTTATAGCTATGTTATATTTATAGTTTATAAAACTATATATATATATATGGAAAAATCACTAATTATAGAAGAAATCAATAGGATTAACTTTCTAATGAACTTTGATACAAACAAAAGTTTTGAAGATCAAAATGTAACACAAATATCTGAAGAATATCTTTTTGAAGATCCAAAAACTCAACCACAACAAAAACAAGGTCAGCAGCAACTAACACCAGAACAAATCCAAGCTGCGAAACAAAAAATTCAAGCAAGTGCCAATAAAACAGCATATGCAATTTTTGGTGAATTAATGAAAGCTTTCGATATGGATGGTGATAAAGATTTAAAAGATAATGATGGAACTAATGAAGGTGCAGCATTAGTGGCAATCAAAAAAATTCAGAATAAAGAAACTCTTGACGCTTTAAATAAGTATATTGCAAACTGGAAACAATATCCTAATCTTAAAACTTGGTTGAATGCCGAGATGAGTGATTTTGATGGTGAGTATGGTGATATCTGGAATAAATTAGAAAAGATGGGTTATGCCGGTGCTAACAGAAATGTATTATTAAAAGTTGCTGGTGCAACACCAGTTGGTGCTATAATCAAAGGTGCTGATAAAGCAATAGATTCTTTAAGGAGTTTATCATTGGAACAAATAATGGAAGGGTTTAGAGAAATTGTAAATGGTATTGGTGGAACTGTAGCAACATTAATTTTAAGTGCGATTCCAGGTGGACAGGTTGCAAATATGTTAATTTATGGTACGTTGACTGCTTGGGATTTCGTTCAAATGGATAAAGGTAAGGGTAATTTTTTTGATACAATTTTAGATACATTTTCATTATTACTTTCAGGAATTGGATTACAGAGTTCATTAAAACCATTACAAGGGACTAAAGCGGTTCTTGGTGCTGAAAAAACGGCGGTTGGGTTTTTTGGAAAAATGGCTCAGAAATTCCCAAAATTAAGTCAATTTTTCAATAGCATTGTTAGTAAAATTGCCGGTGGTGCGAAGTGGGTTATTGATGGTATTAAAAAAGGTGTTACCTGGTTAATTACAAAATTATCCTTTTTAAAGAATTTCGGTAATATGTTATTAGGTGCGCTAAATAAGGTTACAACTTTTTTAGGTGATATTGTGAACGCAATAAAAGGAACCGCTGGAAAAGTAGTCGCGAAGGTCGCACCAAAAACAACAGCATTATTACAAAAAGGGACAGCGTATTTTACGGCATACGCAAAAACAAAATTAGGTCCAATATTTCAATCAATTGAGAATACTTTGGGTAAAGATGTAATGGGTGAATTAAATGAAAAAGTTGTTGATTGGATTAAAGATAAAATATTTGAGATGGGTTCTGAAGCAACAACAGAAAAAGTAAGACCTGTCATTTGTCAAGCAGGTAAAACATATTGTAATACTTTTGATACTATTATGAATGGTGTTGTTACCGCACATTCAACAAAAGGAGTTAAAAAAGCTGGAACTGAAACAGTGCATTTAGTAAAAGGAGTTAAAAAAGCTGAAACCGGAATTGAAAAAGCTGAAAAAATAGCTGGAGCAACTAAAGCTGGAACTGAAACAATACATAAAGGTCTTGAAGCCACTGGTGAAGAAGAAGGTGGTGAAGCTTAAAAAAAAGTAGTTTTTAACAAACTATAGTATTTATATATAAAATAATAAAAACAAAAAAATAATTATGAAAAAAGTTATTAGATTAACAGAATCAGATTTAGTTAGAATCGTAAAAAGAGTTATTAATGAATCTGAAACTGCTGCAACAGGTGGTGCAAAACCAGTATCTACTGAAAATGGAAAAAACGCATTTAAATTAATAAAGGCGGGAGTTGACGGTAATAATAAAGATACTATGGCAAAAGGGATTTATACTATTAAAACAAAAGAAGATTACGATACTGTCATGAGACATATTCATAAATATATTGGTAAGTACCCAACTATTTTGGGTTATTTAGCTAGTGTTTGGGAAAAAGTTAGTCAAGGTTCAAATTTGTTTGGTATATGGTCTAGCTCCAATAATTGGTTAAGTGATTTGGAGAGACATTTATACCAATTCAACACTAATGAATCTGCCGCAACTACAAGTGCTATGGGTAATTCACCAGGTAGAACTTTTAATGATGGTACTTTTAAGCCGAGAAATTAAAATTTTATATATAAAAAAAAGGAGGATTATACCTCCTTTTTTAATTTAATATAGGTTAAAAATATTACCCCCCCAACCATTCCACCAATGTGACCAACTGACGAACCCAAGTAGTCGTAATCCAGAGGAAAAAAATTCATTATATTTAAATATATTTCATATAAACCAATACCAATCAACACAAACACCCCAATTTTTTTAATCTGTCTTATGTTAAAAATTATAAACGCGGTGATAAAACCAAAAACAGATCCAGACGCACCAATACCGGAATAGTTTGATTTTATATATCGTTCTATAATTTTACGAGTTTCTTTTGGATAGAAATAGGAATTAAATTCGTTGAGTTTTTTATAATCAATACCTATATTTGTTAGTTTTTTTGATGTATATTCAAATTCTGAATTCTGTGACAAATTATAAAATAACCCACAACTTATACCAGATAATAGATACATCAGAATGTATTTTTTAAACCCAAACATCCTTTCAAACGAAACTGAAAATAACACTAAAAAAATTAAGTTTAATATTATATGGATTGGATAATAATAACTATGAACAAACATAGATGTTAATAGTTGATAAATTCTAAAATTATCTGAATGTGTTGAATAAACACCCAAATAACTATTAATATCGAATGAAAAACAAAATAAAGAAATTAAACTAACTAAATAAACACCAAGGTTTATCCCAACGATTAATTTCACCCCCTTTGGTAAATTAACAAAATATGATTTGATTTTTTTCATACAACAAAGGTAATATTATTTTTTAAATAAACAAAAAAAACCCCACCATAATTAAATGATGGGATTTAAAGTGGATCCGGAGGGATTCGAACCCTCGTCCGGTTCGTCTTGTCTAAAAGACAACTACATGCTTAGGTTGGTATTTTCTAACACCCCAAACTATCTAATTTTAATTTGATTAGAAACAAAGTTGATTTGTTCTTCACCATCGTAAATCAACAACCAATAGACGATTCGATTTCGGGTTCAATCGTAATTCACCTTAAAGGACTTCTGTTGCTAGGTTATATATCCACCGACCCCCGTTTCCGTAAACTTCTTAAGCTACAGTAACTTCAGAACCTCTTACTAATCCAAGAGTTTCCATTTTGTTTAGCACATTGCCAGTTGTTTTTGTAAATCAGTTTTTAACGAGATTAATTCAGTCTCGACATGCTTCCTTTATTCAACCAACGCCCGTCAAATCCAAAAACGGACCCATATTATCAAAGAACTTTATATAAATACAAATATAAATATATTTATTTAATATGGCAAGTGAAACATACGAATTTTTAAAAAAAATCGCTCAAGGTGAAGAAATTAGTAGATGGGAATATCCAGATAAACTAATTTCATATGTTGATTATAGAAGTAAGATACCAAAAATCACAATAACATTTGATGATGATGATGACTTTTTAGATATTTTTGATATTGATCGTGATAGTGATGATAGATACGCTTGGGCTAAATTTATGGGTAATTATTATAGTGATGATTACGATAGATATCGATATGAGGATGATTGGGATGAAGGTTATATTATTCAAAACTTCAATCATACAAATATTGAAAAACTTGAAACTATTTTAAGACTAACCAACCCAACTTTAAAACTTGGGGATGACAATAGATCGGAAGTTGCGAAATTCCTTGATAAAATGTTTTCAAGTCAGATTGATGAATTGGTCTATGATTATGGGTTAGCACACAGTGAATGTGTTACAAGAGCTGTTAAAGAAACAATATTAAAAGATGTTAAGAATCCATTTTATAAATTTGGCATTATTGAAATGACAACTGCGTATAAGTTTCAAACATCTGTTAAAATACTTCTCAAATTATATAATTTGTTAGAAGCCGAAGATGAAGATTTAAAAGGTTTATTAAAATTAATATATGAAAAATATGGTGATAAAAGTGTTGGTGGTTGGAATGAATTAGAATATAATGCTTGGTGTGATGATTATGATAAAGAAAGCGAACAAGAAAATATTGGTAAAGTTTTAGATAGTATAATAGAGTCCGTTGAAGATGATTTGAGTGATGAAATTGTTGATTTTGATGAATATAATAAATTATATGCTATGGTTCTTAAGCTCGGTGGTTTTAATAAATTAATTAAATTTCCAGAAAAAAATATTGAAGTTGTTTTTGAAGATATAAATATAAATACAGGTAAACTAATCTTTAAGGTTTGGAAAAATAGTAAGGTTGAAAGAAGGTCTGTTGATAATATTGATGATTTAAATTTAACTCTGTATCATCCAGAATTATTTGAAAGTGTTAGAAGAATATTAAAAAAACTTTTATAAATCAAATATTATTTCTATATTTGTGGTATGGAAAGAAATTTTGGATTATTAAAAGAAATATTATCAATTCCCACAAAAACTTATCAAGAAGGTTTAATGGTTGAGTTTATTTGTAATTGGTTGGAAGAGAATAAAATTCCATTCTATGTGGATCAATTCAATAATATTTACGCGACAAAACAAACTGAAGATTATGTTCCCCATTTTCCTTGTGTTGTTGCTCATACGGATACGGTTCATAATTTAGACTCAATAAATGTTGTCGAAGAAATGCTTCCGAATGCACAAGGGGAAATAAAATTAGCACTCAAGGCTTATAATAATAACGAAAATCCAACTGGTATTGGTGGGGACGATAAATGTGGTGTGTTTGCTTGTCTTGAGTTATTAAAAGAATTACCAAATTTAAAAGCCGCATTTTTTGTCGCTGAAGAAACTGGGTGTAAAGGTTCTTTTAATTCGGATCCGGTGTTTTTTGAAAGTGTTGGTTATGCAATTCAGTTTGATGCCCCGGAAAATAATATGATTTCTGAATATCTGATGAGCAAACCTATGTTTGATAGGGATTCTGAATTTTTTAATGTTGGTGGTCGTTTAATTACAGAACACTTTCCAGGTGATACACAATATCACAAACACCCATATACAGACATATATCCAATAAATCAGATGTATAATATTTCTTGTTTTAATATATCAATTGGTTATTACAATTATCACACACGAAACGAATATGTTGTTGTTGAAGACACATACAATGGTATTAAAGTCGGTAAGTTAATGATTGAAGAACTTGGTTATACCAAACACTAATAAAAAAGGAGGGTTTTTAATCCTCCTTTTTCTTTCTACCTTTTTTCTTTGGTTCTGGTTTTGCACCATCCCCAATTTCTATTGTCTGGTCATCACCTTCCCCTTTGACAAATAATATATATTCTTTGTCTTCCTGAACATTACCCAATAATATTTTTTCAGAAATTAAATCTTCTATTTTATCTTGGATTGCCCGTTTAATTGGTCTGGCACCATATTGTTCGTCAAAACCAACTTTAGCGATTAAATCTATTACCGAATTTTCATACGATACTTTGTATTTCATTGATGTTAATCTACCAATTAGTTTGTCAATTTCAAGTTTAACAATTTTATCAATGTGTTCTTTTTTCAAAGAGTTAAAGATTACAACATCATCAATCCTATTTAAAAATTCTGGAGCAAAAAACTTACTTAATTCTTTCTTCAGAATATCTCTCTTATATTCTTCTTGAACAACATCACTATTACTTGTTGACTTAAACCCAACACCGGTTCCAAATTCTTGTAATTTTTTAACACCAATATTTGATGTCATAATAATTAAACAATTTTTAAAGTTAATTTTTCTACCAAGACCATCAGTTAAATGTCCATCATCTAACATTTGAAGAAGTGTTGCAAAAATATCTTTATTCGCTTTTTCAATTTCATCAAATAAGATTACAGAATACGGTTTGTTTTTAACTTGTTCTGTTAGTTGTCCACCTTCTTCGTGACCAACATATCCTGGAGGAGATCCGATTAAACGAGATATCGTGTGTTTTTCTTGATATTCAGACATATCAACTCTAATTAGATTATCTTCATTACCAAAAATTTCTTTTGCCAATTTTTTCGCTAAGAATGTTTTACCAACACCAGTTGAACCAAGGAAAATGAATGAACCTATCGGTCTATTTGGATCCTTAATCCCTACTCTATTTCTTCTAATTGCCTTTGAAATCTTTTTAACTGCTTCTTCTTGACCTATTACCGAACTACCTAAAGAACTTTCCAAATTCACCAATGAATTTTTTTCATCAATATTGATTTTACTCACCGGTATTTTTGTCATATTAGATACAACTTCATAAATTAATTCTTCAGGAATACCTCGTTTACTATTTTTTAGTTCTTCTTCGAATTTTTTCTTTTCATCATCAAGTTTTGATAAGATATTTTTTTCACGATCACGAAGTTCTGCTGCTAATTCGTATTTTTGTTTTTTAATAACATCAACCTTTTCTAATTTAATATCCGCCGCTTCTTGTTTTAATTTTTCTATATGTTCCGGAAGTTTTATATCAATTTGCATTCTTGAACCAACCTCATCTAAAATATCAAAGGCTTTATCTGGAAATTCACGATCAGTAATATATCTATCGGCTAATTCAACACATAGTAGTAATGATTCATCTGTATAATTTACTTTATGATGTTCTTCATATTTTTCTTTACTTTGTTTTAAAATTTCAAATGTTTCTTGTTTTGTTGATGGGTCAACAATAATTTTTTGAAATCTTCTTTCTAACGCACCATCTTTTTCAAAATGTTTTCTATACTCATCAAGAGTTGTTGCACCAATACATTGGATTTCACCCCTTGATAAGGCCGGTTTAAAGATGTTTGATGCATCCAAAGACCCAGAACTATTTCCGGCTCCAACCATTGTATGAATTTCGTCAATAAAGATTATAATGTTTGGGTTTTGTTGAAGTTCTTCAATTATTACCTTCATTCTTTCTTCAAACTGACCACGATATTTTGTCCCAGCAACAATTGAATTAATATCTAACGATACAATTCTCTTATCTGATAAATTTTTAGGACATTCACCATCGTGAATCATCATAGCTAAACCTTCAACAATGGCAGTTTTACCCGCACCAGGTTCACCAATAATAATTGGATTATTCTTTTTCCTTCTGGATAACACTTGTGCTATTCTTAAAATTTCTTTTTTTCTACCTATTACCGGATCTAATTTACCTTGTTCGGCTAATTTAATTAAATCTTTACTGAAGTTATCCAACACTGGTGTTCCACCATCACCTTTTTTTTTGTTTTTGTCTCCGTCATCTACAAATTCTATTGCCATAATTAAAAGTTTTTTTATTCAAGTTTAATTATAAATAGGTTTTTAGTCAATATTTTTAATTAATTGACAAATTGTCAGTTATAAATAATTATACTTATGACATTTTGTCATATTTTATTTTTGGTATAGTTTTAGTAAAATTGATGTCAAAATAAACCTATAAAAAATAAAAAAATGTTTAGTAGAAATTTTGAAAGATTATTTAACGAGTTCTTTAACTCTGATCCATTCTTTGGTAATGGAAATAACTGGGATAAGAAATCCTTCCAATCACCAGATGGGTCAATTTCATTTACCTATATCACAAATAAAAAAAGTGATAATAAAAAATCAGATGAATTAATATCACTAAAAGAAGAATTAAACTTAGCTGTTGAAGAACAAAATTTTGAAATGGCGGTAGAGTTGAGGGATAAAATTAAAAATCTTGAAGAAAATAACGAAAAAATAAGTGAACTTAACAAAGAACTTGAGGATTGTATTAAAACACAAGACTTTGAACGAGCGATAGAAGTTAGAGACAAGATTAACTCCCTAAAATAAACAAGATCCACCTCAAAAGGGTGGATTTTTGTTTTGTATAAAATATATTTAAATAAAAAAAGTTATGGCAATCACAAGAGAAGAAATTAGTGGAACAAAGATTCTAAACGAAGTTGAGTCTTCAAATATAGTTAGAACAGAATACGATACTACAACTAAAAAAATGATAGCTGAATTTAAGAATGGTATGAAATACGAATATGATGATGTCCCACATCAAACTTATACATCATTTAGAACCGCAAAATCACAAGGTTCATTCTTTAATCTTAATATTTCGAAAGTTTTTAAATATAAGAAATTAAGTTAATTCATTTCCAGTATATTTATATATAATGGATAAAGATTTAATTAAAAGTTTTGAACCCCAAAAAGAATTAAACCCAAGTATTTGGGATACAAATGGTGGTGAACCAAAAATTAAGAAAGAAATTAGAAAAAAGTTATTAGAAATTTCTTATGAGTTTATTGATTTTTTAGATATTAATATTGTTATTACAGATATAATATTAACCGGTTCGTTATCCAACTATAATTGGTCGAAATATTCTGATTTTGACTTACATATCGTTGCGAATTTCCAACAATATCCAGAGAATCAAATTGAGTTATACGAAAAACTATTTAACCTAAAAAAAATGTTATTTAATCAAAAACACGATATAACAATTAAAGGTTATGAAGTTGAGCTTTATGTTCAAAACGAAACTGAATCACATTTTTCAAGTGGTGTATATTCTGTGTTATTTGACGAATGGTCTAATATACCAAAAAAAGAAGATATAACAATTGATAAAGAACTTCTCAAAGATAAAGCTAAACAATGGATGAAAATGATTGATGAGTTAATTGATAGTGTAAAAGACGAAGACATTGATTCAGCAAAAGATTTAATAAAGAAATACAAAGATAAGTTGAAGAAATTTAGAACTTGTGGTTTGGAAAAAGGTGGTGAGTATTCAATTGAGAATTTAGTCTTTAAGATATTACGTAGAAATGGTTATATTGAAAAACTACACAATTTAACAAACGATATTGTTGATAAAAATTTATCAATGAATCAATAATTTATTAAAAAACAAAATAAACTTAAATATTGATATATTTATTAAGAAAAAATAATTTATTTAAAAAATTATATTATGGGAGGACTAAAACCTATCGGAAGTGAAAAACTACAAGGAATGGATAAAATTCGTAGAATTATGGAAATTGCAACATATAACGAAAACAAACCAAATCCGATAAATGAAAACAGAAATACTGAATACACACTATCTTTAGCTGATGGTAATGTTTATGCTATTGTTAAAGAAAAACAAGGTTATATTATTAAAACAGCAATTAATGAAAGTGAATCTGAATATATTGAACCGATTAGAGAAAGAAAGTATTATAGATCATATTCTGAAGCATTAAAAAGATTAAATTTAATGGCCAAAGAATTAAATTCTCTACACGGAAATAAAAAAGGTATCTCTCTCTTCGAAGAAGACGAAAAAAAAAAAGATAAACAATATTTCTTAAAGACCAATACCGGTCAAAAAAATCAAGAAACACCAACTCCGTCAACACCGGATATGGCTGCCGTACCTGCAACTGGTGCGACAACACCTCCTACACCAGTTCCAGCTACAACTGGTACAACAACACCGCCAGCAACAGGTGGTGAATTGGGAGAACAAGCTGTTGACCCAACACAACTTCCAGTTGACCCTGCAGCAACAGCAACACCCGTAGACCCAACACAAGTTCCAGCGGATCCTATGGCAGTACCAGTAGATCCTATGGCAGTACCAACTGGTGAAGAAATACCAATGGAAGAACCAGAAATGGATATGGAAGAACCGGAAGATGATACTGAAGGTGAAAAAGATAAAAAAGAAGAAGTTAGTTTTAAAACAATTCAAAAACTTACTGGTAGATTATCACAAAAAATTAGAAAATATACTGATGAAGAAGATATGACTTCTGATGATACAAAATACATTATAAATTCTATTTTATCATCACTTGATTTAGAAGTTTTAGACGATGAAGATGTTGATGAAATTATTGATAGATTAGAAGGTGAAGAAAGTGAAGATGAAGGTGATGAAGAAGGTATGAATCCAGAAGATATGGCTGGTGAAGAAATGGGTGGTGAAATTGAAGGGATGCCAGAACCAGGATTAGAAGGAGCACCTGAAGCACCTGAAACAACACCACAACCAGAATTAGGAGAAGGTTATGATAATTTATCAGATGCTTTTACTGAAAAATTTAAAGGAGCTTTTACTGCTGGTGTTGCCAATGAAATGATGGAAGATTCTGACAATTACCCAAAACACGGTGCTGCCGGAAAAAGACATAGACATTTAGAACACGGGACATTTGGTGAATCAAAAGTAGATAAGATAATTTCAAAATATTTTAAAATTGATGAAAATGAAATTTTAATAAAAGAAGAAGAAAATAGAAAAAGAATTGAAAAAAATATCGAAAATAATTCAAAAAGAATTAAAGTTCTATCAGAAAGTGTTTCACAAGAAAGAACATCTTTAAAATTTGTTGAAAAATTCCCAAAATCACAACTAATTGGTAAAACCAAGACTGGAAATTTAATTTTCAAAAATAAAGAAAAACATTACAGAATTTCAACTAACGGAAAATTATTATGAATTATCTGATCTATATAAATGGTTTAGGTCCAAATTATAAAGGTGAAAATATATATGAATTTATATTTTCAGACACTTTGGAAGTTTGGGGTGAAAATTGGGAAACAAAACCAGCTAATGGTTATCCATCACCACCGGATATGGAATACATCAAAAAAGTTGGAATACTACATAAGGGGAATATGACATTAGATTTGGTTCAAGAGTCTGATGTTTTTTCTGTTTTAGATTCTATGGATGGTGTGTTATGTTTAGGTTGGGAAAAAGAAAGTAATGAAGTTGATTTTTCTGTTATCAAAAGGTTGGTTTTCAAATTCGGAGAAACAGAACAAGAAATAAAAGATAAATTGTACGAAAGAGACATAATTTTAGAATTTGAAAAAAAAATGGTTTATGAAAACTAAAAAATACATACAAATATTATTAGAAAATGGTATTAAGCCTAATACTATTTCAGAATTAAATTTAACACAGATTGAAGTTTTAGCTAAAAGATTTTTAAAACAAAATTTGAATGAAGAAGTAAAACAAACTGTTACAAATGTTACTTATGACCCTAACAACGCAACAGACCAAAAAAACTTAGCATCTAAAGGAATTCATATAGATCCCGCAACCAAAAAAATATCTATGACTTTAGGTTCTACAGGAGAAATGAGTGAAGATGAAAATATAAATGTTGTTAACGACCCAGACGCTACAAGTGATGGTATGCCAACAACTGAAGGTGAAATGACTGAAAGATTTGAATCAAAAGCTCAACAAGGTTTGTTCTGGGCTAGATGTAATAATTCATCAGGCAAAACAAAAGAAAAGTGGTGTAAAATGGCAAAAGAATTTTCAGATAGCACATCTAAAAAAGAATATAAAGATATGCCAGAAAAAAAACATCCAGAAAAAACTGTAAAAAAGAAAACAACCAAAGAAAATTACGAACAATTCTTGGAAGATAGAATCGTTGAAATGATGGATGATTATATCAATCCAGCTATGACAAAAGGTAATTTAGTTCAATCTGTTAATGAAAGAAAAAATTCTGAACCTTTTATGTTGAAACAACCGAAAAAAAATACTATGTTTTCGAAAGATGAAGGAAAAGAAATGAAAAGACCAATTGGAAGAATGTTTTCAGCAGGTGGTGAAATGGCTGAAGAAACAAAAGAAAAAGAACGAACAAAAGAAAGAACAAAAGAAAAGGATAAGGATAGAAAAAACCCATTCCAACCAAAGCACAAACCGGCACCAAAAGCTAAAAAAGAATTTAAAGAACAAACAATAGCACCAGTAAGACCGGGAACAAAAGAACGAACAAAAGAAAAAGATCCAGGTAAGAAGAATCCATTCCAACCAAAACACAAACCAGCACCAAAAGCAACTGGTGACAAAGAAATACCAACTTGGCTTAGTTGGAATAAACTTGGTGTGAAATTAAAATAATTTAAAAATGGGAAATTTAACAAATAGAGAAATTGATAATATCGTAAAAAGAGTTTTAAACGAAGCTCCAATTGATTATGAAGGACCGGATAGAATGGATCCGAGTATAGAAAGAAAAATTTTGGGTAAGGAAACACCATATTCAAAACACCCAGCTATGCCAAAAATGAGTAGGGATTTTGTTGAACTTGTTTCTTCAAAAAGATTTAATGATACTGTTAGTAAGTTAAGAACTGTTCTCCAAAGAACAACTGGTTCTACAGCACAACTAAGTAGTAGAAATCCTTTAATGAGTTTAATGATGTTGGTTTCACAAGCGATTCAACAAACATCAAGAATTGAAAGTAGATACAAAGATGACCTTGAAAATATGGCCGTTGAATTAGTTAAAAAAGAACTTGGAATACCAGCCGGACAATTACAATTTGACGCAAAACTTATTGGTACGGGTCAAAGTGAATCAACTCAAAGGATGCGAAGACAAGCTGAAGAACCATCAAGAGAAGAAATGACACAAGCTTTTAAGAGTGCTCAAGAACACGAAAATGACGTTGAAGCATTTTTAGATGCTATGGATAATTTTGATATGGAAAGAGCAAAAAGAAGAATGATAAATGCTCTTATTGGTGGTGCAGCAAAAAAAGGACAATATATGTATCATTTGGTTTCGGAAAAATTAAATGATATTAATCCAGATTTAATTGAATACTATAGTTTATCAACAGCAATTGTAGATCACCTATACTGGTTATACCCAGAAGAAACTTTGGCGGCAATGTCAGGACAAGGTGGTGGTGAAATTGGTACATCAGAAGTTGATGACACAACAGACCCACCAACAGTAATTGCAAGAGGTGTTAATTTTCCAACTCTGGTTCACGAACTTGTTAAAGGTGTTCACGAAGTTCTTGGAACTCAAGGACTACCTGATGACCCAAGACAAGCTGAAATGGTAATGGCGGCAGAAGATACGGTTCCAGCTGAAGCTTGGGATTTAAAATTAGGCCCAGTATTTTGGGAATTATTACAAAAATCATACCCACTTGATATTTTAAGTGAAGATGATAAAAAACACATTCAGTTGTATCTTTTTAGTAAGATAAGTGCAATGCCGGCAAAAGAATTCTTTGATTTATTTAAAGATGTGTTAGAAGAAAAACCATCTGGAAAACAAAAAATACAAAGAATGGTTGACGAACTTGTTAACGAACTAAAAGAAGATGATGAAAATGAAGAAGATGAGGAAGATGATGATATTTTATCACAATTAGGATTATAAATAAAACATAACATTCAATAAACCCCCTTTTATGAAAATAACTGGGGGTTTTGATATTTATATAGAAAAATCTTTATGAGTTTATCAAAAGAACAATTAATGTTAGAATATGTTAGATGTATGAAGGATACCCCATACGCATTAAGAACATATTTACAAACATATGATAATACAGTATCAAAATATGTCCCATTAGAATTATTTCCAGATCAAATATCACTCCTCAAAGATTATGAAGAATATGAGGAAAATATAGCATTAAAATATCGACAAGCCGGTGTATCAACAGTAACCGCCGCTTGGGTATCAAAAAAACTTGTATTTGCAAAAAAAGAAAGACCAGAAAAAATATTGATTATTGCAAACAAACTCGACACCTCAATGGAGATGGCAAATAAAATTAGAGCTTTTGTTGATCAGTGGCCAAGTTGGGTTGGAACTGGATTTTCAGCTGATAAGAACTCACAAAGACACTATAAATTAACAAATGGTTGTGAAGTGAAAGCTGTTGCAACATCACGAGATGCGTTAAGGGGTTATACACCAACAGTTCTCGTTTTTGATGAGGCCGCGTTTATCGAAGCCGATGGTGATTTCTGGGCAGCTTGTATGGCATCACTATCTACCGGTGGTAAAGTAATTGTTGTCTCAACACCAAACGGATATGACCCAATTTATTATGAAATTTACAATCAAGCAACAAAAGGAATTAATAACTTTAAAATTTCTGAAATGTTTTGGTGGAAGGATCCGAGATATTCGAAAGATTTATATTTGGTTCCAACTGATGATATGGTTGATTACCTTTTGAATAAAGAAGAAAAAGACCATAGTAAAAACATATCGTTTGGAGATAGTGACCCTTATGGTAGAGATTATGAAAAAATAAAAGAACTTTTTAACCAAGGATACAAACCATGCTCAACTTGGTATGAAAAAATGGTTAAAAAACTAAAATATGATAAAAGGAAGATAAACCAAGAGCTTAATTGTGAGTTTCTTGGGTCTGGTGATAATGTATTTGACTCAAAACAATTGGATTATATTAAAACAAATACAATACAAGACGCACCAAATAAAATGATGGGTAACGCTCTTTTAATGTGGAAAGAACCAATACAAGGTCATAAATACATTATGGGTGTTGATGTTTCTCGTGGTGATAGTGAAGATTTTTCATCAATCCAGATAATTGATTTTGATGAAAGAGAACAAGTTCTGGAATATGTTGGAAAAATCCCACCTGATGCACTTGCTGAAATAGCATATAAATGGGGAATGATGTATAATGCATTTTGTGTTGTGGATATTACTGGTGGTATGGGAATTACAACCGTAAGAAAGATGCAGGAATTAGGTTATAAAAATTTATACATTGATGGTGTTGATTCTATGAATATTTGGGCTGTAAATAAAAGTACTGTAGATAAAATACCAGGAATAAACTTTAACAATAAACGAGTTCAGATAATTGCCGCATTTGAAGAATATGTTAGACACAAATTTAAGATAAGGAGTGTTAGATTATATAACGAAATGAACACATTTGTTTATGTAAATGGAAGACCAGATCACCAAAAAGGACAACACGATGACCTTATTATGGGTATATCAATGGCAATTTATGTTGGGGAATCATCATTTCAAAAATTAGAAAAAGTAACAGAAAAGACAAAAATTATGATTGAATCTTGGACTGTTGCAAATAACGATTCAGTTGGAAAACAAATTCATTTTGACCCTATGGTTCCAAATATGAACGCACAAAACGATAGATTTAGTAGGGATAATTCTGGACCATCCAGACGAGATTATATGGAATATGGTTGGTTATTTGGTAAAAGATAATATTTATTGTTATGGGTTTAGCAAGAAGAAAAGTATCTGGTAGAATAATAGGTGGTTCAAGATTGGTGGTTGACGGACAACCAATATTCTCAACAATTAAATATGTTCCGGACATTCGAAAAACAAGGAAACGAGAAGACTTTGTTGAAGGTGCGGAACCACCAGTCCCAACAACAACCACGACAACAACTCAATTTGTCGAAACTTGTAATATTGAGACTCAACAATTTGAAATATTAACAACACAAGATAATTCAAGACTAATTTGGTGTTAAACATTTAGTATTGGAGAAATATAGGTAAATTTTAAATATGGAAAAAAATAATCTAACTATTTGGCAGAAACTATCAAAAACATTTGGTCCAAACTCACTTTTAAATATGGATCAATCAAGTGTGAAATTAGATAAAACTGTTTTATTAAAAACACCAAATAAACAAGAATACGAAAAAGAAAAACTTGAATATCAACAAACTTTATTTTTAAGTAATCAATGGCAAAAAATTGAAAATAATTTATACGCTCAAGCGGTGTATTACGAACCAAATAGGATTTCAGCGTTTTATGATTATGAATCAATGGAATATACTCCAGAAATTTCAACAGCACTTGACATATATTCAGAAGAATCAACAACACCAAATCAAGATGGTTATGTATTGCAAATTTATTCTGAATCAAAAAGAATTAAATCAATATTAACGGATTTATTTAATAATGTATTAGATATCGCAATTAACTTACCAATGTGGGTTAGAAATACTTGTAAATATGGTGATAATTTTGTTTATCTAAAATTAGACCCTGAAAAAGGTATTGTTGGATGTTTACAACTTCCAAACATTGAAATTGAAAGATTGGAGAGAGGTATGGAAGCAAGAACAATGAATTCAGTTTTAGGTCCAGAAGTCCAATTTAAAAACAAAAATTTAAAGTTTGTTTGGAAAAACAAAGATATGGAGTTCAACACTTGGGAAATGGCTCATTTCAGATTACTCGGTGATGATCGAAAACTTCCATATGGAACATCAATGCTTGAGAAAGCTCGTAGAATTTGGAAACAATTAGTTTTAGCTGAAGATGCGATGTTAATATATCGAACATCAAGAGCACCAGAAAGAAGGGTATTTAAAGTATTTGTTGGTAATATGGATGATAAGGATGTTGAGGCATATGTGCAGCGTGTTGCAAACAAATTTAAAAGAGACCAAGTTGTTGATTCTAAAACTGGTAATGTTGATTTACGATTTAATCAAATGGCTGTCGATCAAGATTATTTTATTCCAGTTAGAGACCCTGCGGCAACAATGCCAATTGAAACATTACCGGGTGCTCAAAACTTATCTGAAATAGCTGATATTGAATATATTCAGAAAAAACTTGTAACAGCTTTAAGAATACCAAAAGCATTTTTAGGTTTTGAAGAACCGGTTGGTAATGGTGATAATTTATCACTTCTTGATATTCGTTTTGCTAGAACAATCAATAAAATACAAAAAAGTATGATTGCCGAATTAAATAAAATTGCAATCATTCATTTATTTTTATTGGGTTTTGAAGACGAATTACATAACTTCACATTAGGATTGACAAATCCATCTAAACAAGCTGATTTACTTATGGTTTCAGTTTGGAAAGAAAAAATATTACTATATAAGGATATGGTAACTGAAATTCCAAACACATTACAACCAACTTCTGCAACTTGGGCTAAAAAACATATATTCGGATTTTCGGATGATGAAATTAAACTTGAAATCCAACAAGTTAGAATGGAAAGAGCTGTGGCTGCAGAGTTGGCTAATACAGCAACCGTTATTACACATACTGGTATGTTTGATAATATCGACAAGTTATATAAAACTGTGTCTGGTGAAACTGTAACCGCTGGTGGAGCAGCATCAGGTGGAGCACCACCACCAGCACCAGGTGGAGAAGCTGGTGGACCACCACCACCTCCGGGAGGAGAACCTATGATGGATAGTGTTGAAAAAAGAAATTACAACATACTTTTAGAAAGTGATAATTTGACGGAAGATGATTATATTGATTTATCAAAAGGTAGGAATTCATTAGGTGATATTGAAAAAGAATTGGATAAATTACTAAATGGGTAATATTTATTAAAAAAAATTAAAATGAAATTTGGTATTATAAAAAGTAAAATAGAAAATATTTTAACTGAAAGTTTTGTTAAAAACTCATTCAAGGATCAAATCTTTGTTTTTGAAGAATTAGTATTAAAAAACAAAAACATCAAAAAATTATATTTTCTATATGATGAACTATCATCAAATAAAGGATTGGATAAAAATTTAGCTGAAAGTTTTATTAACGAATGTATTACTATATTCGAAAATACTACTAACAAAATTTCACCAAATGAAATTAAAGAATTGGAACTTTGGGTTAGTGAAGTAAAAAGTGAAAATAATTATGAAAATATTGATAATCTATTTTCATCAAATTTAGCATTACTTGAAAATAAACTAAAAAGTAGAAATCTAATCTCTGAAAACTTACAGAAATCAATCGAAACACCAGTTGAAATTAACGCAACTTTAGATGAGATTGTTGAAACTGCGAATAAAACAATTAATGATTATATCTTAACTTTAAGTGAATCTGAAAGATTAAAAGTTAAAAACATATTAAAAGAATCAGATGAAAAACTACAAGTTAAGTTTGATTTACTTAAAGAAAGTGTTGTTGAAAAACTTACAGAACTTAAAGAAAACGAAGACAATAAAGAAGTATTAACAAAAATAGATGAAACAATTCAAAAAGTTCAGGTCGAAAATTTTGATAGGTTAAACTATTTGAAACTAAAAGAACTGGAAAGGGATTTATAGATTTGTAAAATTTTCTTTAAATTTTGCCTTATTTAAAATCTGTCTATTTTTGACAGATTTTTTTTTATATTCTTTTTTTTCGTTTAATTGGTTATTTTGTCTGGTTTTAATAACCTTACTTTTTAACTCCTTGAGTGCTCTTTCAATCCCACCCTTATTTACTTTAACTATTAGCATAAATTTTTTATTATATTTGATATATATAACAATAATATGTAAATTTTCATTAAATAAACCACAAACGCATGAAAAATATTTATGAAAAAAGGAAAAACAATAAAACTAACTGGTTTTAGAACATCAAAGGTTCATTTTGGAACTGTTGATTCAAAAGAATTTAAATCACTATACTTAAACATTCAAACTTGGGTTGAACCAAAACAAGATACCGAAAATTGGAGTCGTGTTGTGTTAAACTTAAACCGAGCTGTGAAACATTCTGTATATGAACATATTGATAAAACAATGTTTGATGATAAATTTATCGTCGATTTAGATTTAAGAACATCTGGGTTACAATTAAAAAAGAAATCATTTATGAATTTAGAAATTAATTTATTCCTAAATGATGAGGTCGATTTTAAATCGTTGATTCTAAAAAGAAATTTAAAAAAATTAACAAAAGACATATTTTCAGATGTATTCACAAATAACGAATATTTTAAATTTTATTTAACAAAAAATGGAAATTCCAAGGTTGCCGTAGTAAAAACCGAAAAGGTTTAATATTTATAATAAAATTTAATTATGAAAATTTTAGCACCAAACGAAATAGGTAGGGGAATTCTTATTGAATACGATGCCGGTTATATTAACCCAAAGAGTGAGAATAACCATTTCATAATGGAATCCAAGTCTTTTTTAGACCATTCAAAACCATTTGAATTCTATGCTGTTTTACAAAAATATAATACACCAAATAGAAACGGAAGAGTATATCCGGAAAAAATTCTAAAAAGAGAAGCTGATAATTATAAAAAAATGATTGAAAAAGGGACTTCACTTTCAGAACTTAATCACCCAGAATCTTCACTAATTGATTTAGATCGAGTATCACATATGATTACTGATATTTGGTGGGATGGTCCAGTATTATTAGGGAAGTTAAAATTATTAACATCACCAGGTTTTCACGAAAGAGGTATTGTATCTACAAAGGGTGATATGGCTGCCAATTATTTAAGACAAGGGGTTACACTTGGAATTTCTTCTCGTGGTGTTGGATCCTTAAAGAAAGTTGGGGAACAAAATGAAGTTCAAGATGATTTTGAATTAATCTGTTTTGACCTTGTGTCTTCACCATCAACACCTGGAGCTTATTTATTTTTGGATAAAGATGATCGTCATAAATTTGATGAAAATTTGGATGAAGAAAATAAATTGAGAGACCAAAGAATTTCTGGTATGGGTGAAGATAGTTTAGATAAAACAAAAAATTTAATGAATAGATTGTCATCTTTTCTTGATAAATAAAAAAAATGTTTCTATTATTTGAATAAATAAATAATAATTATGGAACAAGGAGAAAAGTATTTTGTAGCAAAAATTTCATCAGATCTTTTGGATAATGAATCTGGTCGTGTAAAAAAAGTAAAAGAAGAAAAATTGGTATTAGGTTATACACCAACGGATGTTGAGGCTAAAGTCACTAAAGTTTATGAAAACTATACGATGGACTGGAGAATTACTTCAATAACTGAAAGTAAAATTGATGAAGTTATAGATTAATCTTAAAACTAATATTTAATTAAAAGACGGACATTTGTTCGTCTTTTTTTTTATTCAATATATTTATAATTAAAAATATTATTATGAATAGAAGTTTTAGTAAAATTAGACACATTCAAGAATCTAATTCAAGATTAGAAAAAAGATTACTTGGAGAACAAACAGAGGACTTAAAAGATGATAAGTTACAACAAATCATCGATATGGATACTGAACTTGACAATGATCCGACCTATAAAAAATACGAAAAAATTTATGGTAGAAATAAAATAAAAAAAATGGTTTCGGATCAGATGGGAATGGATTTA